ATTTTGTGCATGTGTTTCTTTCACAATCCAATCTGATTTTGTTTTTGCCCAAATAATTCCCATATGTGTCATTTCTGGATTTACAAAAATATAAGCTGTCACCATGCCTTCAGCCCTATCGACTGTTGCAACATTTGAAACAAATGCAATCGGATACGGCCACGATTTTAGATCATAAAAATTAGTTGATACTTGTTTAACTTCAATCCGATGCTTTTCATTTCTTTTGACCGCGATGATGTCTCCATCATCAATATAATCAGCATGAACATTTGCAGACGGTGCAAACCGAATTGCCGGTATTGTTAAATCAAATCCTGCTTTGTGCAAATATTCTGCAACACGGAAAACAGCAAGACGTGAACGGTCAAGGCGAGATAAAAAATTGCTATGTTGCTTTGTCATCTTTCATCCACTTCAAAGCGTCCTCTGAACATGCGTCAAGCAGTTTGTCAGAATGTGCTTCAGCAAGCGTGTCTGCAAATGAGTCGAGCATTTCTGGTGAGATGATGTCAGGCATATTGCCATGCTCATCTTCAACGTAAATATCGACAAATCCACTTACCTCGCAGCCAAGCGTCCCCATGAAATTGCGAGAGACAAGTTGTGTTGCTTCGCCCTCGTAAGACACTTCCGCTACACCGCTCACGAAATATTGTCTGTCGTTGAAGAAGGTTGGCATGTTTTCAAAAGTGTAAAGAGCAGATCCCTCAAACTTAATCACTTCTTTCTCCTCCATGCCTCTTCACGTTCTTGTCTAAGACGAACAAGCTCGATACGCATTTCCGCAAATTCGTCGTGCATGAAACGGTATCGCTTTGCCAGTTTTGAATATTCATCTTGAAGGTCCATGTATCGCTTTGCGCTTATGACCCCCTCCGTCTCTGTATCTTGGCTGTTGATCGGGTGGCCGATAGACAATGGAAGCGTGATATTCGCACCATGATCCTCTTGTTGCTGTTGCTCCGCAGCAAATGTAGGTGTTTTTTCGTTTTTCGACGATGAAAGCGCATTGGCTTGATCGTCTGTCGAGAAATTTGACATAGCTTGTTGTGTCAGGCGGGGGAGGCGGGGGCGTGTCATACTTGCTTCCTTTCGGTGTTGGCGCGGTTATGAACGGCCTTCTCAGGTGATCTCCGTGACGTGCGCGTGGGGGCTTTTCTTTCTTTGGCGCTGGCTCACGACGAGCCAACAATTGAACTTTATTGCGATGCACAGCCCCAATAACGGAATTGCGTGACCGGCCAACCTCCAGTCCAATCTGGGATGCGGTCTTTCCTTCCGCAGCCATCTTCTTGACCGCCTCGATCTCTTCTGGGGTCCAAAGTTTTTGCATTATCGTGTCCATTCTTCCGGCTCCATGCCCAACATGGAAAACACTTCATCGAGAAGCGCGTCCTTGTCTGTTTCAGGGATCACTTCCGCCACAATTACATCCACGCACTGATTGAAGAACTTGCGGAAGTCATCCTGCCCCATCGAGTGAAAGCTGATAGAGCGGGTTTGAGACCAGATGTTCCCATCGTGCATCATGACGGCATCGACCCAGCCCAAGCGGATCTTCAGCCATGTGAGCAACTGTTCCGGATTTGTGTAGTATGGATGGTTCTCGACCACCTTCGCCAGAAGGGACCAAAACAGGCGGTGCTGTTTCGGGCTTCTGGTCCTGGTGATTTTGACGGTCAAATCACGGCCTTCCGGGATGTCGAGCAAATGCTCTCGGTCCCATTCTGTCACGGGAAGGAGTTTCTCCCCGTGACGGCGCATGATGAGGAAGTCGTTACTCATGCAGCAGCGGCCTCATTGAGACGTTTCTGGGCAGCAACAAATTCAGAACGAACCGTTGCCTGATCTGGAGGAGTCAGCTTCTTGATCGTGTCTGCCATGGCTGTTCCCCACTTTTGAAGATCAACCTTGTTTGCAACCGTTTCCAATTCATCCAACATTTCGGCAAGGAACGATTTGCTTTCCTCATCCGTGAACCCGTGAACGACAGGCTTCGGCGTTTGCTTTGCTGCCCGAACCGTATTGACCGGCGCGTTGTTGGCCGCATTGCCATCGTCATCGTCCTCGCCCGCAACACCGGCCATGGCAGACAGGCTAATGCGCTTGGCATAGGTCATGGCCGATGCAATGTCCTGATGCTTCTGGCTGATCGTCACCGGATAGACAGACTGTATCCACTGCCCAGACGAGTGTGTCAGGCGCGTATAGAGAACGACACCGGCCTCTTCCATCCCGCTCATCTGCATGATGGCAATGCCGTGCTTTGACAGAGCAGGGCGCACCGCATTGAGGACGGAGGCAAGATCCGCATATTGAGATTTGAAATGTGGGTTTGTCTTGTTGAAGGTCGGGTTCTCGATCTCAGCCTGAGCCTTTGCAAGCGCGGCTGCAATCTCGTTGATTTGTTCTGACGTGTTCATGTTATTCGTCCCTTAAAGATTTGCAGACAGCAATGAAAAGATAATCTTTTACACGTTGCTCAAGTGGCAGGTCTTTATACGGAACCATGCACGGATGTTCTTTCTTTTCAGGGTCTTTGACTGGACCGAATTTCCATCCATTAGATAGTTTTTGAAGCATCCAGCTTGCATGGCTTAATTCTGGCGTAACATCCGTATTTAGGTCATTGAACATAACACCAGAAATTGCACTATCCTTTTGCCACTCAGGTGCGTCTTCCCATGATGGTTGACTATGATCGCCAATTGCCATGCAATATGCGCGATTAACTTCATGTGCTACACGAGCAATTTTATCATATTCCATTACTTTATTCTCCTTTTGCTTCAATAACATCTTTCAACGATGACATGGCCCTCTCAGCCTCATCAATAAGATGCTCCATTTGTCCTTCGCCAAATTCAATCCAACTTGTGTATTTCCCGTCAATAAATACCTTGAGAGTGACAACTGAATTTTCAACATCGACGCCAAACTGAACGCCGTTTAGTGTTTCACCGTCCCTTATCATTTTGTTTCCTTAATCGTAAGGGAGCCTGTCTTGCTCCGCTTTGCCGCAATCCCGTGGCCAAAAGCCTCCACAGCATCATCAGGGATCAGTTTCTTTAATGCGTCTTTTGCCTTATCGAATTTCGACGCAGCATCTTTGTTCTCAATGAATGTCGATGCAAGATCAGCCCACTCATTGTTACCAGTCATATCGACCTTCTTCTCGACTGGGCCTTCATACTTCACGGCACGGATAACAGGTTCCATGCCTTCGAGGACGCAAGACCAGAAAAGCTCTTCTGTCGCGATCAATTGTTCAGCGTATCCATAGTCAAGCTCAAACTCGAACACGGAATGTTTATGGTTGCCGAAGAACACAGAAAGCGTTGCGCGAGTAAGGCCGCAGACGATCATGTTATGTGTCAATTGCGGAATGTATTTCTGGATCACTTCTTCATCTTTCCAGAAAGCAGAGACGTGCTTGGCTTCCCAGACAGACTTTGCATCATCTGTCAGACCATCGAGGGTGCAGCCCATGAATGGATTTTCAAAGCAGATGCGCTGATCTCCGGCGGCAGTGACGGAACGTCCCGTCGTCTTGCTGAACCAATTCCGATTGAAGGCTTCCGTCCAGATGCCCATCTGCACGGGCAGCACATCAGATAGATCTTCATGCTCCTTCTCCCCGCGCTTTTCCTGCCAAAGCGCAAATATCTTATCATTATCCCCAGACATAAGGATGTTTGCGTCCGAACCGCCAAGGACGGTTTTGCGAAACGCGATCTGTTCAAGTGTAAGGCTCATGGTGCGAGTTTCCCTTCAAAGGCGCGGTTGAGAGCGACGGTCAATGCTTGACGCAATTCGTCAGGCGTTCCGTTAAACTGGATGACACATTCCTCGAATGTGATTTGGTCTGGCCGATTGTAGTCGGCGGTGTCGAGCAGCAAATGAAACATGGTCTGATTTGTCTGCTGTAGATAGTGAACCATACCGTCGATCCGGACGGTGCGGGAAAAATAGGTGGTTGCCATTTCAGTCCTCCTCTTGTGATTTTTTTATTTTGGTGCTACAAATCAAAAAATGTCAAGAGGGGATTAAATGGCAAATCGGTTCAAAGTATCAGCGGAAGTGGATCGGACGTTCGAGGGAATTATTTTTGCTTCCAAAAAAGAAATGATGCGTTATGCTAATCTTCGGCTGATGGAGCGGGGTGGTTCCATCAGCCAATTAACATTGCAGCCGGAATTTAAGGTCGAGATCAACGGCCAGCATTTCTGCACATACACGGCGGATTTCAAGTATTTCGATACTTTGCTGGACAAATGGGTGATCGAAGAGGTTAAATCTACGGGGACAGCAAAAGACGCGGCTTATCGGCTGCGGAAAAAGGCGGCAGAACTATTCCACGGCATCAAAGTAACCGTGCTTATGTGAGGAGAAGACAGTGAAGCAGTATTTTAAGTTAGAGGAAGTTGCGACGAAGGCTTGCCCGTTGTCAGTCGGTCAGGCTGAAGCGGGCCGCTATACTTTCTGCGTAGGCGATAAGTGCATGGCGTGGAAGTGGAACCCGGACATGGTGGAGGAAGCCGAAGTCAGGACCGGGGTTCCGCTTGATGAGATCCCTGCCGGATGGTCGCCAATATGCGATCAGTATGCAAGTGGCGATCAGATCGTTGTCGATATTATGGAGAACCCGACGCACGGTCGCTGCGGCATGGTTCCATGAGGAGGGGCATATGCGTAAAATAATCGTTGCGGCACTTGTATTATTTGCAAGTCAAGCATCAGCAAGAGAGGCGCTTGTTTGTGTTTTCAAATTAACGGGTGAGCGGTTTAATCTCGTCTCGATTGATGGTGCTGATTATATCCAGTGGGGAACTGGAAAGTTTGAGGGGATTGTATCCAAGTTTGAAGACCCATATTTGACCGTCACGCAATATGGTCAAATGGGAACATTTCGCATGGTCTTTAACGCTCCTGCTGGGATTGGGTATGGTGGCGTTGTGCGGTTCGATGGCAAGGAGATAGAGGGCGAAATCCTCTGTGCAGCACAATGAACGAAGATCTGTTTATCATGCTGGGAAACAT